AAATTTAAAAAATAAAGTATGGTTTTTTGTAAAATGAATAATGATAATAAAAGTATCTAGTTACTGTAAGCCAGTCCACCCATACCCGACATAACACGGAGTACGTTGTAGTTTACGGCGTATACATCGACAGATTGAACATTTGCACTGTGTTTAAGTTGTGCGTTATCAATTCTGGAGAAATTACAAGTACCGGATGGTTGATGCTCTTCTGGTTTAAGAGCGAAAGAGTATACGCCAATAGAATCTTTAATAGTAACACCACCAAAACCGGTGTGATGTTGCCATACTTGTGTGCGAGTGAAATATTTGGTGTTACGAGCAGCAAAGCGATCATGACCATTTAATTTAAGAGTCCAATTTCCGTCACCGAGCGCGGCGGGGGTACCTGTAGTGTATACACCGGTCCATACAAGTTCTTTAACGGGGTGATTAAATGTAAGATCACAAGAACTAGAAGAACTGAAATTTTGATGTTGTACTTGTTCAATAAGGTATTCGTGCGATACTTGAGCAAAGCGTCTACGTTCATCAGTATCAAGATAGATGTAATCAGCCCAAAGAGTTGGGTTAGACATTGTTGCTACTGGAGAACCCCAATTAATTGTTAGTTTAACTTCGTGATATTGAAGAGCAATAAGTGGTAGAGCAAGACCTGGATTACGATTAAACCAAAATTGTAATGGAATAGTTACTCGGCTAGGATCAGAATGAGCAGCACCACCCATTTGAGACATCTTTTGAAATAAAGTAGCACCCGCGGCTTCGGTACCTACGTGAGATCCAGTTGGATTAGGTTCAGTAAGTTCTGCCCATGTATTCATCCAAGATCCTGTCTGTTTATCAATTTCTTGACCACCAATTTCAACATTAACATTTTCTATTAATTGTGCTCCAGCATTTACAGAGAGGGCATCAAGTGAATCTACTTCTACATACATTCTTCCTACAAGATCACCATTTCTCGCAATGGTGGCAACAGCTCTTCCACCTGCGAGTTCAGATCCATTGAAAGTTTGGGCGACAGCTTCCATCGCGAAGTTGGTGTGTCTTCGGTATACGACTTTGAAAAAGGTAATTTGGGGATTACCAGTAAGATAGATATCTTGAGCGCCATAGGCAACGAGTTGCATTAATCCTCCTCCCATATTTTTTTATAATATATAGAAAGAAAATAATTTTAGAGAAATTAAACATAAAATAATTTAAAGAAATAAAACTAATTAGTTTGTATAAAATGTTATGAATAAAACTAAACCTAAAAAAAATAAGAGAAGATGTAATTATGAAAAGACAACGCATACATTAGATGTATGTCATGAAAAAAAATTAGAAGATTTTAACAAAGACTATAATGGACTATCTAAACTACAGAAAGAATTAAAATCGGTTCGCAAACATATAAAAAAATTAGAATTTGAAAACAGAGAATCTATAAGTGATACAAGTAGTGAGGAAGATGATATTGATAATTCTATAATATTAAATGAATTACATGAATATAAAACTAAAGAAAATAAAATACAAAATAGTATTAATAAATTAACTAGTAAAAAAGAAGAAATAGATTATCTAATAAAAACATCAGATATTTTATTCAATTATTACGATTCTATAGAAAATAATAATGAATCGGGAAATAATCCAAATGTTAAAAAAATAATAGATTTTTTTAATCCTAATAAAATGGAAGAAGATATTCCTAAAAAAACATCAAGTGATGAAAATCATGACCGTTCGGAATTATTAGAAAGTTATTTATCGACAACGGATAAAAACTATATTAATAATTATCTAAAGAAAGTAGAACAAAAATGTAATTTCTGTAATTCTACTAATATTAATGAATTACTAAATGACGGAATACTTTATTGTACTGAATGTCATTCTATAGAATTTATACAAACCGATAATGAAAGACCTAGTTATAGAGACCCTCCAAAAGAAATTAGCTATTTCAGTTATAATAGGATTAATCACTTCGACATTGGAGTGAAACAGGAAGCATTAAAAGTGTGTAACTTCCTAGTATTAATATATTAAATATTAATGCAAGACATCTCGTAGCGGGAACTTCCTTAGAGTCTTAACTACTACTTTATATTGGAAACTTTATAAAGGAACACGGTTAATTGCCGTACACAATAGTAAAAATGTTAAGAATTGGATAATCCGCTTACCAGTATCTAAGTCCATTATGATAGGATATGATACGGTGTCAGAGACTGAACGGGTGTCGGTTCTCGATGAAGTATTAATCAAACTAAGAGAGCTTAAGGTACAGTCCGGCCTATAATGAAAGTTATAGGATAAATTATATTTATTAAAAAACATTCGGTTTTTTTAAAAAATAAATATAATTTACCGCAATGAATGGATAAACCAAGTACAAGGTAGAGAATGTACTGAAATACCGGAAGAGGTATATGATAAAATTTATTTAGAACTCAAAAAAGAAAAAATAGAAAATATGGCAACTTTAAGCTATGATAAAATAAAAACAATTCTAAAAAAAATTAAAGTCAATAAATACTATGAACATATCCCATATATATTAAATAGAATAACGGGAAAGACAAATCCGCAATTAACTCCCGATTTAGAAGAGAAGTTAAGGAATATGTTTAAAGAAATACAAGTCCCTTTTCTAAAACACAGTCCTAATAATCGTAAGAATTTTTTAAGTTATTCTTATGTTTTACACAAATTTCTAGAATTATTAGGAGAAGATGAATTTCTACAATATTTTCCATTATTAAAATCAAGAGAGAAGTTGCATCAGCAAGAGCAGGTATGGAAAAAAATATGTGTGGAATTAGGGTGGCAATTTATAAGAAGTATATAAATTTTAGAATTATTTAAATTGTAATATAAAGAATAAAATTTATTATATAGTTTTTATAAAAAAATAATTTTTTAAGAATTTTAATTTAATTAAAATTCTTTGTTTAGGCTAGACCTCCGCTGGGGAACCCGACTAAGCCGGCACCGACGCCGAAACCAGAACCCATACGGGCATTCGCGGCAATCGAGGGAGCAAATAGGTCAAGTAGTGAGAATGTAGCAGCGGCTACAAGACCAATGCATACAACATCTACAACTTTCATCACTTTTCCTGGCATGACGTAGGCAGCAACCGCAACAACAAGACCTTCTACGAAATATTTAAGCATACGAGTTACAACTTCTCTTACATCTAATCCGTTCATTCTTTTTTTATATTATATACAGATAAAAAAAAATACGAAAATTAAATTAAATTAAATTAAATTAAATTAAATTAAATTAAATTAAATTAAATTAAATTAAATTAAAACTTACTTAAAAATATTTAAGAATATATAATTTATAATTTATAAATTATGGATCAAAAAAATGTAATCCCAGTAAGTGAAATGGATTATCTAGAAGAGGACACACCTATTAGAGGACAAAGCTACGCATGTGTATCTTTTATTTCTCCAGAAAAAGTATTAGAGGACAAAAATGTATTCGCCTTTACTAAATTCACGAAAAATTTTTGTAAAGATGTAAATGAATTATTCCAAAATATGAAGATTAAATATCCAGATGAAGATGACGTTTTTAAATCTATTTCTGATAAATACAGATTTTTATTTAATGAAAATCATATGCAGGATGAGTTTAAATATTTCATTGATGAAAAAGAAGAAGAAATAAATAAGGAGTTTAGTGAAAAAATTGATTTTCAAACAAATGTTAGAGGTTTTAAACTAAGAGGATGTTATGATAGTATGAGGGAGGCACAAGTAAGAAGCGAAGTTCTAAAAAGGAAAGATAAGCAACATAATATTTATATTACACAGGTGGGTTGTTGGTGTCCATGGGATCCGAATCCTAATGATATTCAAGACCAGCATTATGCCGAGGATCAGTTAAATACATTAATGAAAAAATATCGCGAAAATCAAGATCAAAAAGATGAAGTATTTGAAAATAGAAAAAATGATATGTTAGAATCACAACAAAAAAAAGTAGATAAATCAAATGAATTGTCTCGTAAAACTAATGTAGATAATATTGACGATATTGATGAAACTGAAAATGTAGTATTAAATTCGACACCGGATGATATTGTTAAAACATTAGAAGATGTAGTTGAAACAGTAAAAGATGTAGCACAAACTGTAACTGATGTAGAAGGTGGAAATGTTCCCGCAGTAGCAAGAGACGTAGTAAAAGATGCGGGCGATGTAGTAAAAGACGTTGGGGATCTAGTAAAAGATGCGGGTGATGTAAAAGAACTTCTAACCAGTTCTGGATTAGGAGAAGATAATACCGTTGTGGAAAATTATAATGAACAAAGTTCAGATGTAACTAAAATGTTAGATGGCGAAGACCCGTGGTTATCAAGAAAGAAAAAATAGAATTATTAATATCTTGAATTAAATAAAAATATTAATTAATTATAATAATGAAACTATTAATATTAATAATATTATTTACAGGAATTATTTTAATTATGAATGGAATTTATGAAGAAAAAGTTAATAACCTTAAGAAAGATGTAAGAGTAGAATATAGATTTATACCTAGAAGTTATTATGATGAACAAATATTTTCAAATCAATTTAGTAGTAAATTCAGTAATTTATTTGATGAAGAAAAAAATAAATAGTATAAAAGAATAAATAGTATAAAAGAATAATTAATAAAAGAAATTTATTTTTATTATAATAATTTAATAATGAACTTGTTAAATTTATTAAATGATTATTTCAGAAAAGAAAAAAGTAAAGGAATATTAACATCCGCAATATCCTTTTCGGCAGCAAATGTATTAAATATTTTTTTAAATACAAGTATGGAAATGAATATTCAGAAAAGTACATTCTTATCCCTGTATTTATTTGGAAATATTTTTGCTTATAGTTTAGATATAATGTTTGCAAAAGAGAAATTATTTGTAAATAACAAATATGAAAAAGTCCCTTTAACTGATTATTCTACTAGATCTAAATTTTTAATATCTTCATTCTTTAATAAATATTTTGCGAGATATATGATTTTAGGTATAATAGATTCTATAATAGGTCTCATCTTATTAAAATTTTTTATTAATTTAATGAATAAATATGAGTTGTTAATGGATTGGAAATATAGAGATGTTATAATTGCCTCATTTGTAGTAGCTTTCACCTATCAATTATACTTAAATCATTTGAGATTTGATTGGGCATATGAATATAAAGAAAATTTCTTATTAAATATTATTATATATATATGGTTTACATTAATAATACTAATTGTTGTTAGAACAGATACAACATTTAAAAATGAAATAACAGATACAAAAGTAAAGAAATATATGCAAGATAAGAAATTTGAATTTTAATCAAACTTTCTAACATTAATTCTAGTTGAATTTTTTTTACTTTTAAATTGATCAATACTAAATTCTTCATCACTGTCGTCGTCTTCTTCAAATGAGTTATTTACCCAGAATTGACTACTTCCAAGACGATAATTTTCGTGTTCAATTCCTTTATACCAATAAACACAATCTTCTAATTTATTACTACTTGATGTATTATCTATAACTAAACATTCATAGTTTTCTGTACATTGATCCATAACTTGTTGAAAAACTTCAAATGTTGGAAACATTCCAGCATAATTTTCATATATTCTTTTTCTATTACCTACAATATTTTCACGAAGAATAAAAACGTAATCAATATTAGTTCTCAAATTTGGTGGAATTCCTAAGGGATATTGCATAGTAATAATAAAAAATAATTTAATATGTCTCCCGTTCATAAAAATCGAGCGTATATTTTTATCCTTCGCCCAACTACTATCATATAAGCAATCATCTAATATAAGAAATCCCTTCGGATCTATTCTAGATGTACCGAAGCTAGTTTCTTCTTTGTTCTTCTTTTTCATTATTAATTTTTGTCTAGTTACTACATTTTGTATTAAAACCGGTGTAACTTCTTCGTGAATAAAAGCATTTGGAACAAAATTACCATAAAATCTATTTGCTGACTCTGTTCCCGATATAATGGTCCCCACTGGTACATCAGTGTGATAATATAGTAAATCTTTAACCAAAAATGATTTACCAGTTCCTCTTTTACCAATTAATACTACAACATTATCACTTTTTATTTTTGTTATATCAAACTTTTTTAATTCTAATTTCATAATTAAAATTAAAAAATATTTTATTTAAATTAAAAAAACGAAATTTTATTAAAAGTTGTAATTTTATTAAAAGTTGTAAAACTATTTTTTTTTAATAAAATTATATTCATACCATACAAATATAAATAATGAAGAATATAATAATACAATACCTGGAAATTCTTTTAGTAAAAACAAATTTAATA